GTGACAACAGATTCTCCAGGGCAGATACACGAGGCGCAGAACAATACTTGGCCCGCTCTGCGCGACGAGCCGGATAACGTAGTTGTAACGTACGTCTGCGGGCACGGCACGACACAAAGCAGCGTACCAGCGAACGCAACGCACGCGCACAAAATGCTGACCGCACACCTATACCGAAACCGCGAAGCCGTTGTGACCGGGACGATAACGAAAGCGGTTGAATGGGGCGTCGACGCGTTGATGGCGGAAGATGCGATTGAGCATTATGGCTAAACGAATACCCGCCGGAATGCTAAGGCATCGCGTCGCGATTCAGTCGAACACAACAGCACTCGATTCGTTCGGGCACCAAGTGGCAACGTCGAGCGGCTGGACAACCGACGCGAACGTTCGTGCGCATATCGAATCACTGGAAGGCAGAGAAGCGGAACTCGCACAGCAGGTGTACCCGAACGCGACGCGACGCGTGACGATCGAATATTTATCGACAATGGACACGACAGGCGCAACACGAAAACGACTTTTGCTTGGCAGCCGCCCGCTGTTTATCGGGCACGTTAATAATCCTGAGTTCGAGAACTGGCACTTAGAACTTTTGTGCGGCGAAGAGCGATGACAGTTTTTCCAGAGGACTTGCGAACCTTCTTAATTGCGTCAACGTCGCTGGCTGACAGCCTCGGCACGACGCAGAGCGTGCATTACAACTTCGTTCCGCAGCACATGAACCGCGCATATATCTGGTTTCGCACAGCAAGCGACACAGTGCCACGCACGCTTGATCAGGTGGGCGGGATTCACGAAGCGTTTATTGATATCGAAGTTGTCGCCGACTCAGAAAGCAACGCACAGACTGTCGCGGATCACGTTCACGCTCGGCTTGACGGCGTAAAGACAGCGGCGGGCAATAGCTCGATTAAGGGGATGTTTCTTGCAGACAAAGAGGACGATTATCTTTCCAGGAACATCGACAGCGACGACGGGCGACACGTGATCGCTTACGAACTTCGCGTCTGGTACTCAACGTAAAGGGAATACACAATGGCAAAGATATTCGGTTACGGCTCGGCAATCACAGTTCAGACGACAACAGCCGAAATCATAATCGGGCAAGTGCGATCAATCAGCGGTCCCGGCGATTCGATGGACGACGTAGATGTTACGTGTTTAGATTCCACACCGGCAATTCATCGCGAGTTCGCGCCCGGTCTTAGTGACCCAGGCACCGTGGATCTCGATCTGATCTACGACTCTGGAAATTTCATGCACAAAAGACTTGTTACATATCAGTTAGCGCGATCCGAAAAAACGTTCAAGGTATACCCAGGAAGCACGACAGGCACCGCCGACAGTTTCAAGGCGTACGTTAAGGACATTGGTCGCGAAATTCCGCTTGACGATCTGATCACGGCGACGCTGTCGTTGAAAGTCTCAGGCGAGCCGGGCTATCAGACGACGTAACATGATCACCGCAAGAATCACGGGCGGCAAACAGATTACGAAACGACTCAACGCACTTGAGCCGAAAGTGCGCAATAAGATTATTCGCAAGGCGACGCGTGCGGCAGCTCGCCCGATCGCGTCTGCTGTTAAACGGCGGGCACCCGTGCTATCCGGGATGCTCAAAAAGTCAGTCAAGATTCGAGCACTCAAACGCAGTCGAAAGGCCAAGGGAATACGCGTAATGACAGGCAAAATTGCGTTCCAGGGCGACGAATTTTACGGCGGGTTCGTTGAGTTTGGGCACCATATCGGGCGACGCGGAGTAGCGAATAGGCGATTCGTTGGTGGCGTGCATTTCATGGAAGAGGCATTCGACGCGCGAAGACGACTCTCGCAGAAGATATTGCGACTAAAAACCGTACAGCTGATTGCAGAAGAGACAAAACGAAAATGACAATTCGCGAACGCGTATTGGCGGCGACAGACTGGGACACGAGCGAGATAGAAGCGGGGGCGTGGGGCACGCTTACAATCCGTTCATTTTCAGCACGCGAAAAATTGGAACTCGCAGATACACTTGGCGACAACGGAGAACTCAGCAACACGGACGCTGCCAAGTTTTACTGTCGGTTGATTGTGCTGTCTGTGATAGACGCCGATTCTAATCCGGCGTTTACTGAAAGCGACGTTGACGATCTGCTCGGTAAGAACTGGAACACGATAGAGAAAGTATCGAACGCTGTGCTCGAATTTAACGGCATGGCAAAGGACAGCATTGAAGGCACAGCAAAAAACTGAAAAAGTCGCCGGAACGCATGATCGCGTTTCGGCTCGCTCTTGCGTTAGGCTATCGGCACCCGAACGATCTGCTTGACCGCCTGACGTGTGCCGAATGGTGCGAGTGGCTGGCGTTTTTCAGTCTTGAGCCGTTCGGGGACGAGCGGGCAGATTTACGGGCAGGCATTGTTGCGTCGACTATCAGCAACAGGTTGAGGAGCAAGGGCGAGAAAGCACTACAGCCACACGAGTTCATGCCGTATTACACGGCACCACAACAAACGCCCGAAGAAATACAACGAGCGTTGCGAACGTTTTTAGTAGGTCAGCATGGCAACAATCGGAACGATCGCGATCAACCTAGTAGCTCGGACTGATCGTTTGCGCAAGGATCTCAGGAAAGGCTCGCAGTCGATTAGCGTATTCGCGCAGTCGACGCAACAACTACAAGGCGGACTCGGTAGGATTGTCGCACCGCTCGCGGCGACTGCCGCCGCTCTGCTGTCAGTTCGGGCGGCATACGGGAAAGTCAAGCAAGAGTTTGCCGACGTCGACGCATTAGCAAAGACCGCTGACAAACTGGGGCTAACGACTGAAGAGCTGGCGTCGCTGCGTCACGCTGCAAGTATCACGGCGGGCGTCACGTCACAGACGCTTGACATGGCGTTGCAGCGAATGACTCGGCGGCTGTCAGAAGCAGCCAGTGGCACGGGCGAAGCGAAAGCCGCTATTAAAGAACTGGGCCTATCCGCTAAAGAACTCGAACGGGCTGGGCCTGCGGCGGCATTCTCCGCAATCGCCGACGCAATACAAGATGTCGAGAATCCCGCCGACCGCTTGCGGCTATCCTTCAAACTGTTCGACAGCGAGGGTGCGGCACTCGTCAACACCTTACGCGTCGGAAGTGCTGGCTTGGCAGGCTTTCGAGAGGATGCCGAGAAGTTGGGCGTTACATTAAACCGGCAAGACGCGTCGAAGATCGAGTCTGCTAATGATGCCATGACGCGTCTGGGTGCCCTGTTCAGCGGTGTGGCTCGCAGAATCGCTGTAGAACTTGCGCCGTTTTTAGAGTTCGCCGTCGAGTCTATGGTGGCGTTCGGCACGGAAGGCGAGGGGGCGTCAGGCATGGTTCGCGGCGGCGTTGATCTCGTGATTAAAGGGATCGGATTTCTGCTCGACGGTGTGGACTTGCTGCGAACGGGCTGGATGGCAATGGGCGTCGGCGGCCAGCTTGTCTTTGAGGGCATGTTGCAAGGCGTTGCTGCGATGGTTCGCGGGATCGAGTTCGCTGCTGAGACTGTCGTCTCAGTGTTCCGTTCAGCGTTCGCAAGTGCGCATCAATTTGTATCAGAAGCGATCGGCAGGATGATCGATTTACTGGCACGCGTTGCGACGTTCATAGAATCAAAGTTGCCAGAGCGATTCCGTATCGGAATTGGCAATGCGGCGAATGAGTTTAGCAGTGCTTTCCAAGATGTTGTCGCGACCAATCGCGAAATGCTAGCTAATACAGATTTCAGCACTGACTTTAAGTTAGGCGGCGAAACAACTACAGCGTTTGCGAATGCTTTTAGTGACGGCGTAAGGCAGGCGGAAGACGATTTCAACAAGTTTGCCAATAGAGAAAAGCTGTCGGACAGGCTGAAGAGCGGAGTCGAAGAGGTTCGAGCAAAGGCAGATGCGGCGGCAGAGAACGCAACCGCAGCGGCGGGCGAACTGGGAACGGAAACGCAAGCACTGGCGACCGCAAAACAAGTCACGCCCCGCGCACTCGAACGAGGCAGTCAACAAGCGTTTTCTGCATTTCAAAAATCGCAGAAGGGCGGGCAGACTGAAGAGCAGATACTCGCAGAGAATAAGCGGCAGCGCAAGGCACTCGAAACGATCGCACGTAATCCAATTGTTTTAGGTGCGGCAGGGATCTGATGGCAGCAACAGTACGCGGAATATCTGTAGACGGCAGACAAGGCTCCGTTAACGCTAAGGGCGAACGCGATTACAAAGTCGTTTACAAAGTGTCGACGGACAACGTAAACGACGGAGCAAAGGAAGTTCGGCAGGCGTTCGGGGTTCCGCAGATTGGCGACGTTTACTCAGCGGGAAACGACGCTGACACTGACGCAGTCGTTACAAATAAAAGCGTGTCGCAAAGTGACTCACCGTGGGAGTGGGAAGTTGAGATCACTTATTCGACGGTACTCGAAGATGAGCCTGAGCAACCCATAAGCCCACTCGCGGCGGCACCCAAGATAAGCTACGGAGCACAGACGCGGCGAATTATGATCCCAGGCTATTTCGATAACGCTGGCAGTCCACCGTCTAGCAAGGATTTTGACAGGGGAATAGTTGCACCAAATGGCGAGTTGTTCGATCCGCAACCGGAAATGGATATCACAGAACCGTCGCTAACGATTAGGAGGAACATTGCAACGGTGAGCGGTCCCGCGTTGATGGCATTGGCGAGCACAGTCAACGCAACGGCGTTTTTCGGTGCAGACGCGAGGCAGTTAAAATTGTCGATACCGCAAGTGTCGTCGCAGTGGGACAAGACGATCGGCGACTACTGGGACATTACGTATACGTTGACTTATAAATGGGACACGTGGGACATTCAGCTTCTGAATCAAGGCGCATATTACTGGACGGGCGGAAAGCCTGCCGACGTGACGAGCACAACGCCAAAAGTAAAGACCGCGTCAGGAAACCCGATTATCGTTAATCTGACAACCGACGGCGACATTAACACGACTGACGTTCCAACGTACACCCGCTTAAGGGTGTATCGTGAAATAGACTTTAACGGTCTGGGGATAATCTGAAATGGCTAACGAACTGAAAGTCACAACGTCGGTTGTCTACGAAAACGGGCAACTCAAATACACGCACTCGCCCGGTACGTTACAACTTCCGCAGGCGGCGGCAGGCTACTCGACGCAGGTTGTCACAGCGACAAGCGCGGAAGCGGCGGTGACGCTTGCGGGTATCACGTCGCCCGGCATGTTGGTTCTGCAATCGCTTGAGGCGACAACGACAGGCACCGCTGTAGACTTCGGCGTGACGAGCACAACGGGCGGCATGGGCAATCCGTTCGGAACGCTTGAGCCAAGGAGCCAAGTCGTCACGAACCTGAACTCGACGAGCACGCTGCGAGTCAAGAACGAAGGGGCGGCGGCGGGCAATGTCGATGTCCTCGTGATCGCGTTTGAGGCGTAGTAATGCCAGACGAACTATTCGGGTTCACGGCGGAACAAGTCGAGCGGCTTAAGGCGTCGCTGCAATATACGGAGGCTCAGGAACTCGGTCGTCCGCAACAGCACGGCAGGCGACGCCCGTGGGCGCGGCTGTCGACAGTGGTAGGATTCCTTGACGTGGCGATCGCTGGTATATCGGACATCGACGATGCACCGAATAGCGGAACATTGTCGCTATACTCCTATACGTCGACCGGCAAAACAGACACAACTGAAAACGAGACTGTATGGCATTTCGCGACAGTCAACGCGACAACTGACCGCTGGACTTTTGCGAACTGGGATCATAGAAGCGGCAAATACGTGCTGTCGTATCAGGCCTGCTCCACTACCTAATGGCCGTTAATCGATTCGCTCCGAACTGTTGCCCAACGACTCAGCCGACAACGGGACACTACTGCCCGGCGTGCGCGTCTGGCGGTAACTTCGTCCCGCAGTATCTCGGCATAACAGTGTCCGGCGTCGGTACGTCGACAGACTCTCCGTGCTGCAAAACAGTGAACGCCCTATTTCGTTTCCCGCAGACTGGCACGGCGTGCAATTGGGATATCTCGGAATGTTTTTGCGTTCGGAACATTGGCAATAGAGGGTCAATATCTGTCGCGATGACAACGATAGGGCTAGGCATGTCTCAAATGGACATCGTAGCCAACATCGACTCGCAGGCGAGCACTACGTCGACGCAATATAGATGGACGCGACAGTTCGCTGGAGGCGTGCCGTGCGATAGCCTTGCGGGCACGACCTTTCCTGCGCCGACCGCGACGGGAGGTGCGGTGTGTAGCTCCACCGTATCTCCCACCGTCGCGGTGACTGTCCCGTCAACGCAGGACGAATCCGACGAATGCTCGATGTGCCTGCGGCAGGATACGCCAGCGACTATCAGCGCGACAATACGCGGATTAACACCGACAGCGACAACAACAGACAATGAGTGCTTGTGTTCTCCGCCGACGTTTGCAATTACGCGCACAACGTCAGGCACGAACGACTGCTGCACGTATTACGGAGCAGTTGTGCAGGGCTTGTGTACATACGAACTGTCTCTGGAGTTGCTCGACACCGGCTTTGCGGGTGAGCTGGCAATAACACCACACAACAAGGCGACGTTCAGGAAGTCGCTTTCGCCGCGTTATGATTGCGGCTCGGGCGCGTCGCATCTGATGACATTCTCGACCACGGTGGGTACCCCGGGTCCACATTGCGTTATACCGACCAGCAGCGAGATAAATCTGGAGTTCTGACATGAGCTGGCGTTGCCCATATTGTCGTGAGACGCACGGGGCGACTCCCGACATCCACGGACCGATAACATGCGGCTACTGTGGCAACGCAACGTTCCCGAATAAACGCTGGAAATGGGGCGACGGTCTAGCGTGGCTAATCGCGTCGACGACTCGCATTGAGCCGCGCAATGGTTGCCGGTGCAAACACAGAATGCATCGTCTAAACCGTTTCGGTTACTGGCTACAGCACGCGATCGCAGGGCGTAGTCGATCTATCAGGCTCGACAGCAAACGCAAACGATAATTGTTGCTGCGTCATTTATCTAGGCTGGCAGTGCTGTCTATGTCTATTTGTTGGTGGATCTGATATTCGCGCATGGTTAGGCAGACGACGTGTTGGAATCTGTGTAGTGTTTCACTTCCACCCCACTCGTCGCTTCCGCTAAATTCGCTATGGCCATAACGGAGATCGCATGCACCACGTGTGTAGTAGCGAGGCCGTCTTCCGTGCCGCTTGATGTATCGGCATCTGCCGCAGACGATAAAGCCGCTGCAATCATAGACGTCATCATCATATATGCCACGGCATAGCGCGCAGATGAAATCACCCCCGACATGCACAGCAGACGCGGGTACGGAGTTATGGGGCGCGCACATGAGCGGCGTTAGATTAAAGCGATCGAGTCGTCCTTCTGTCGCGTGTGTCATTAAACGTCCTATTTGTAGATCTTGCATGCGTGCCATCCGTACCGCCCGCGAACGCACGACTCCGCAGCAACTGGCAGCCATCCGCTAAAGCAGCAGTTAGCCAGCGCGTCTCGCGCGGATCGCGGCGAGTAGCCGACGCCCTCTGCGATGCCTCCGCCGAAATCCCCGCCCGGATGGAAACACGCACCCGCGCGCGCTTGGATTTCGGCCTTGGCTTGTGCGGCAGCCCGTGCGGTCGCGTATCGTGCGATCGCAGCGGGTGGCGCAATGACGCGCGTCGGCCACGCGACCGCGATAGATCGACGCTGCGGGCGTCTGCTGCGGACTGTCGCGTGAGCGTCACTAGCTAGCGATATCAGCACGACCAGCGACAGCATGAATGTTGTTCGCGGCATCGATTCCCTCGTGTTTTAGCGGCCGAAAAAACTTCCGTAATATCCGAGATTTTACCGCGACCGCTATTGCAAAGCATCGTGACATGGCCTAACATGCGTGTAGTTGAAGTGACTACAGCAGACATTCAAAACGAGGAGACGACATAGCGGCGACCAGAGCCGGGGGACGAAACCCAAACGATCATCACGGACGCGACCCCAGCACACCACGCCGGTCGCCGGAGACAATCGGCCACGTCTCGTAAATAACTGGTCACGAGTGGTGACGATATCACCCGATAGCTGCGACAGCAGAATCGCACCAGCACTACACGACGAGGCACCTGTCATCCTCAGACGCGATAACGGAGACACGAGACACGACGAGACGAGACACGAAACACGACGAGACGAGGCTCAACCGGCAAAAAGTAGTCGACGAGAGATCAACGACGCGGCTAATCTTGTATCGCAATGATTGGTTACTTATTCCATCGGCGAAGCGACCCGGCGTTAATAGGCCATACGTGGCCGACCTCTCAGCCCGGGGGCAGACACGGTCGATCCACGATGATCGGTCCTATCGGTGGCAGCCAACGAAGCCTACTCGTTAGCGAGACACAATACACAGTCGAGTCGCTCGACTACGCTGCCGCACGTTGCGGCAGCGACTTGGGGCGATTTACCAACTCTGTTTGAAAGGCGAGCACCGCAATGACATTTATTGAAACACGAGTCGTCAACGGGACAAATTACGAGAACCACGTCAGCGGACCGGTCGACGCTGATCAGGTTCGGGAGGGCGGCGCAACGGCTTATGTCGAAGTACGATCGCAGCATGCAAAAGGGTCGGGCTGGCAGTCAGGACCGGATCGGTACGTTGCTGTGCAGATCGTACCAGCTGGAGTCGATCCGCTCACGAGCCTCAATTCGCGTGTGGCAGAATGTCGCGGGATCGAAATCAGGCAATTCGGCGAGGGGTACTCGCATCGCACCGGACCGCGATCGGCACTCGGGATGGCGATCGCAGACGCTGAGGAATTCGCAACCGCGAGGAACGCGCTGGTCTATTTGGGGTTTGTGGGACCGGAAAAAAGCTAGGCGCAGCACGTTGCGACATCCGCACGAGACACAGTCGAGTCGCTCGACTACGCTGCCGCAACGTGCGACAGCGACTTGGGGCGATTTAAACGTTTTTTTCTATCTCTGTTTGAAAGGCGAAATTAATGACAAACAACGAAAAGCAGGTTGCCAGCTATTTACGCGATCACGGTAGTAGATTCGATGGTGGCGGCCGCGCAAGCCGAGCGGAACTGGCCACGCAGTGGATGGATTGTTTTTCCGATCCGTTCGAGTGCGCAGACTGGATGGCCGCAGGTTTTTGGTGCCCGCAAACCGCGTGCGCTGTGTCGTATCTTGGGATACGTCCAGCCGACGTTGCCGCGATTTGCGACCCGAGTCACATTATTCCGCTTTCAACAGGCGACAAGGTAAATTCGCTACGCCAGGGACAGACGGTGCGCTAGTCGCTCGACTACGCTGCAGCACGTTGCGACAGCGACGTGGGGCGAAAAAGAAACGTTTTTTACTCTCTTCTGAAAGGCGAAAGTAATGAATTACCGAATATGTAGCATAAAGACGACGGTTATTTTCAATGGCGAACTGTCGGACGCAATCAGACAGGCACTGTTGATCGACTCCGAGTTCCGCCCC